AAACTGGCGGGGCCCACCGGATTTTGATGGGTACGCATCCGGGACGTACACTACGTTCCAAGTGCTTCGCTCGAAGTACCGGTAGTTCACCAGCACTGAGGAAATACTTCATGAGTGCTCCTAGACCCTCAAGAGGGTCGTCGGAATAGGAAGGCACGGCAACAAAGCTCTTAACTAAAAAGCGATGTTGATCGTTGTCCCACCTATGGACGTCATATCGGTTGTCAACCGAATGCCATCCCAAGCATGGAGACGTCTCCCGTACGTAAGGTAATTGCCGACGTAGTCTACGTTCGGCGTCCTCACGCACGCGTCTAGCTGCATACCACCAACCACGCTGGTATAGCTGGTTGGCGAATGCGACGTAAGAGATAGCCTCAGAAGCGTCATGTCGATCTGCTGGCGGCATAGTACGGAGGTAGACAGGTGTTACGTCTGCTCCCGCATATGCATCCATTCCACAGGACTCCCTGAACCTTCCGGTCCAGAAACTCTTGTGTTCATTCACCTTTAACCCGAAGGAGTTCAAGGCAAAACAAATCGAATCCACCTCGTCGACAGGGACAAGAAGATCGTCCCCGTAAACGTACATGCTGCGTGTCACGTAGCTTACGTTACGCGCAGTCACGGGTAAGTTGAGCCTCACGATCCTTGCTGTAGCCAACACTGTAAAGAACAGCATCGACTCGATGGGGAAACATAAAGCTGAACCCATAGACGCGAATTTGTTCAGGCACACAACGTGCCCGTTCACATCCGCCCTCATGGACCGACAAGCAAAGACCGCCTCCCTTAAGGAAGGAAGCGACCCCAGCATACGATACACAAGGTCCTTGTGCACTCGATCGCTGGCCTCTGAAAGGTCCAGGGTGGCTAAGGTGCCATCCTCCGAAGCCTTCAATGCCAAATGACGATTGACGCGTTGGTCACGGAAGTTAACGTGGCCGCGCGAGAATCTACCCCGTTCGATCAACTTCATGATCTCGGGCGCTAGAGACTGCTGTGTGTATTGCATACACACAGGCTCAATCGCTATTATACGAGGAGTCTTAAGGGTTTTAGGGACGGTGATAACCCTCACGGGTTCCTCCGCCTCGGGTTCGAGGAAGCTAACAGCCTCCAGAGCCTCCCGTCCGTCGTCCGCGCACGGCTTTGACATGCCATACGCATCAAACGGAAAAGACGACTCCAGACGCTGGTGCCACGTCTTGTGATTGTACTTCTGGTTTCCAGAGATACGCTCAGCTGTGGCACCTGGTCCGTGACGTGGTAGTAACTCGCGGCTTTGAACATTCAAGTTCAGGGAACCGAGAGTATTACACCAGAGCACGTCTGCTACCTTACCGAAGGTCTCGAAGATCTCCGGTGGGAGGGCAGCCATAAGACCATTCAGGTCCTGCTCACACTCATGGAACTTTACGTAGGCCTGCCGTGTCCTATAACTTGAACACGGAAGGTTCACTTTCTTGAACATCAGACTTACTTGCCTAATGCTCGCGATCGCCTCAACGTTGGGGTCCCTGAGCAACTTACCACTGATAGGGTCGAACACTTGACCGAGCAAACCTTGCATAAGCGCAGGGAGAGCACGGGACCTCCGAAAACCTTGGAAGTCCTCTGGGTCAACCATCCCTCTTTCTAGGCTTCTCTCGAAGCTTTGGCAGAAGGCTGGTAGGGATATCGTCAGAAACGACGTCCCTTCATGATCGATCCTCCGCGATATCGAGAGATAATCGCGGTGGGTGTCGGTGTCGCATCGCATGCCCACTTGTTGGAGCATGCACTCTAGTAGCCACTTAAGGCTTTTCATCACTTCCTCCTACTTATAACCAGGGGTGAGTGAATCCGTAGAACTAGCTGCTTCTCCCCATCTAAAGGGAAGAAACGGCCCCCCGCAAGGGGGGGCCGCAACCAGGTAGTTTGGTTAATGCGTCAGTCGAGCTTATCAGGCTCGACGTCCATGCAATCCGGGGTTTCGCAGATCGCGTTACCTGCACGGATTTCGCGAACGACGTCGGCTACGCCGGCGCCGTCGACGGTGCATGCGACCATGGAAAGCAGCGCAACGAGCGCTACCAACATGGCCAGAGCCGCATTAACTTTCACCACCCAGCACCTTCAGCACGTTGGCCGACGTCAGCCAGGCAACGATACCGAGTGCATCATCTTTCAGCTCGGTCGCCGAGAACCCCGCGAGGGGCGCATCGATGACCAAGTAGATCGAGTGAGACACCTGGATGTTGTTAGCCGGGATGAACGGATCGGAGGTCGTCTTGATTCTATTCAGACGAACAGTCCGACGATTCCGTTTCGGCGTTTCCTGATGGGACACCACGAGGCTGTACTCACCGTTATCTTCACGGTAAGTTGACTTCATGGGCTCACGAGAAACCGCAGCGAGCGTCTGTGCCACCGCATTGACGGTGACGGTTTGGGGGTCAGCGAACACTAGTTCATGGCTCCTAAAGTTAAGTAGTTAGGGTTCGTGGCGACAGGATTGTCTTACCACGGATCCTACCAGTGCCGGGAGATCCCGAGCGCTGAGAGGATCAGCCCCTGTTTCCCAGAAAGGGACGCAGGGTTCAATCCAAAACCGTATGGAGAGGCTGAGCTCCGCCTTTTGACGTGTTGTACCGTCTCGCTTTCACACGAGATCGGCGTGACGCCGTTAGAGGACAGGATATTGATGCTTTCGTTGACCGTCTGGGTTAGTTTCCATTCGGACATAACGTAGGCATACTCAGCCACTAGGTTCTCGGCTGCATTCTCGCTTAGGTTGGACATAACATCTCCAACATTGGCGAACCAGTCGATAAGCCAGCTCCATGGAAGGACCTCCCACAGCAAATCTGGGCTCGGCACAATGCCGAGCAACCGAGCTGTGGCCCGCATACGCCCTTGATCCGTGTCGATATCCGGAATGTAGTACCGGAACTTGGCACAAAACCAGGTACGCTGCTGGGTGGACTTCGTTAGAATACGTCGTCCATGAGTATTTCCAGCCTGAGTATGATAAAACGGATGAACATATGGATAAGTCGGATGGTACACCGACGACTCCGTCACCGTCACATCGTTGTCAGACCACACATTCCCTTCTCTACGCACTGCCTGCCCGTTATCCCGCTTAAGTTGAGCGAGTCGACGAGCGACATAACTTTGCACGGACGCGAGTCCAGCGAGGTCGCGCAGAAAGGGTACCCACCCGAACTGAGCATTGAGGTAATCTCCGCCCAGTTGTTTATACCCATAGTGTCTCTGCCTAAGTTCAGCAGGGAGCGTTTTCCAGGAGCCAAGGCCCCTGAGAAGCAGCTTGGGTACGGTGGGAATGTTTCGAAGCTCCACGAGAGCTTGTCCGAGGCTCACTCCGGGCTTGCCCGGTTTGAACTTGTTCCATCCTTTCGACCCGGCGACGTTGTCGTCGGGCAAGAAGGACTCGTAACCGTCGGTAGGAGGCATGGAGTTTCCATACCACCAATTTGCCGGCCACAACGAGGGAATAAAGGATCCTGAATACTTTCCCCAAAGGGAGTTGTCCAGGTCCACACGGATAGAGGGCTTAAAGGAAAATTCCCTGTGCACTATGTACAGAGAACCACCGCTTCTATACGGTGCCTTATTAGTCCTATCGAAACAAATGTGTGCGCTCGGTCGATTACAAGTGACTGGGTTCCCGCTTGGAACCCAATTACCGAGGACAAGGGGATCGTACCCCGTGCCCTTCTTCCGAACGCGGCCTACCATGAGTATCTCCTTCGTGAGGTGCTTTTGGATTAATACGTACCGAGTGGCACATACTAGGATTGCGCGCACCGCGCCGCCGGTCCCTGAACGGGGACCG